CGTACTGGGCGTTCAAAGAAGTTGTAGATGTACCATTTAACGCTCTATTTTGCTGAACCAGGCTCACTCTTCTATTAGGATCATAAGTCAAGCTTATCATCTCAAAACCAAGTCTTGGTAAGAAGGTCTGAAAGCTTTGTTCAAAAGATTGGGGTTGAGCGGCAATTCTAGCTAAGAACTTTGCTTTTGGTGAATATGCCAAGGGAACCCTAAGGGTCTGAGTAATATTACCACTAGAATCTAATCTATCAACATGAATGTTATTGAACATATTACCAAAAGCTACAATTGACTTTCGTATTGTTCCGTGATAGAATTTATCAAACATTTATTTCTCCGAATGGGTTTCTCTCGGAGAAGTCCAGTACGGATATCTCACCTCTAAAGTCCTCATTATCTACATTAGGGAAGATAGTACTTAAGTTATAAGATTGAAGAATGATACCTGCCGGGCTATATTCTTCAAGTAACGCTCTATCACCATTCTGAAGTAATAAGTTAAATGCATTAACGTCAGCAGACTTTTCAGAAGTAGTATCATCGATCTCAGATACCCCAGTATCAAAGACCTCAGAAGAGTACTGCATTAACTCACATTGAAGTTTGTAGACATATAACTTACCAACTTGGAAGAAAGGGTCTGTAGATTCTACACGTTTAATTTCAAAAAATGCTTTAGTTAATGGGAAGTAAACAATATCCCCTTCAGCCGGTCTGGTAGTAAGAACTGCATCTCCAGATCTTGCAATTACCTCATCCCATCTTCTTCTGGATACAATAAAGGTTGCTGTATCTCTAAACTCAACCCCAAATTTAGTCAACAGATCCCCGTCACCTTCAAACCCGGTAACGTTCTGCATGTACATTTCTAGAGGATAAGCCGATGAGTACTTATTAAGTACATCCTCTCCCAAAATATCATCCTCATTAACTGCAACTCTAGGTATATAATAAGTGTCAAAGCCATATATACGTAAACACTCGATAATTATATCTTCCATGAGTACTTGCTCAGAAGATCTTCCCCCAGGTATACCAGACTGAAAATAAAAGTTGGTTGCCATTATTCGGTATATCCACGTGGATTAGTTGTTGCCTTGATGGTATAATCCATAGGTGGGCTGATGAGATAAGCTATAAACATTCTCAACCTGTAAAGAAGTCTACAGGGAGTTCGTAAGTTGATTTAACTTCTGCTTTTAACTCTGTTATCTCTTCCATTGCTTCATCAAATATCTTTTGACCATTCAACGTTACTCCACCTGGTAATTGAACGCCTTCGAACTTCTTAAGATTAATACCCCATTGACGCTTTATCAAAGCAGTAGTGTATCTCTTTAAGAAACCGTCATTGTATACATCGGTATAGGTATCAGGGTCAAGTGAACGATAGGCCTCAATGATAATGTAATCACCGATAGCAAGATCTCCACCATCACCCCAGGTTAGATCGATATGCAATCTATTCATATGACGATTAAACCTAATAGGCTTTTGTCCTGTCATCAAGTCATTAATTAAATTAATATGCATCTTTAACATCGTAAAGTACTGAATGTCAGTATTAGTTAAAGACTGAATGTTGTTAAGCATTAATTGATATTTGGCATCAAAGAAGCTTATACTGTTAGACCTACTTGATAACGGTAACGTTCTTACCACACTTAATACAGAATCATTTAAAGTAACGTATTTGTTATCAAAATTACCTAGGGTAATTGTAGATAATGTGGCTGAAGTACCTGAGGATGAGCCAACAATTGTTTCACCAGGTGTAAACGTACCTGCGGTATTCTTTACATTTACACGGTTAGCTGAAACGTTTGCATGTACAAATGTGGTAGCCCCGGAAGTACTACCAGTAATTTTTTCTCCGATGGAAAAAGAAGCAGCATTAACACCGGTAATCTGTATTAAAGAGGCAGTTATTTGTTCTTTAAGGTATACAGCTTCAACCGCATCATAATGAAAGTCTCTGTAGAACTGTATAGCCTCATCAACACGGTCTTCTAATTGATCGTCGTCAACGTTAATTTCAAGAACCGGGTGACCTAGTGATCGAAGGCAATAATCTATAAGGTTTTGTCTGGATGAAGGAGATGACATTATGTTTTCTCTATTAGTTTCTTAAGAGTATTTATTTGTTCTTGTTGTTCCTTTATAGCTTCAACCAGAACCCCTATTAAGTTATTATATTTTATACCAAGGTATCCATTTTCATCTTGTAATACTATTTCAGGTATTACTTTCTCAGCTTCTTGAGCAATTAGACCGATAGCTTTAGCACCACCTTCCTTCCAATTAAATGAAACACCTCGAAGTGCAATAACTTTATCAAGAGCACTTTCAACTGTCTTAATATTTTTCTTTAATCTCTTATCGGATGAAGAATTATAATCCGTTGATGTTAAAAGACCTGTAGATGGATTAAAGAATAACTTGGTACTTGATACCTGTTCGGTTATCGCTCCAGACGTACCATTTGCAAAGATAAGATATCTGGAAGCATTAGTTGTAGTATCATCTGTAACATTTATAAAATTAGCAATATTAGCTGTTAAATTATTTGCTGTGCCCGATGCATTGGTTAGAACAACAGCTGATGGGGTACCAAGATTAGGTGTAACTAATGTTGGGCTATTACCAAACGATGTTAGACTACTTGCTGTTACCCCAGAAGCTAAAGTAGCACCAGATAGAGTATCTGCAGCTGCAGTCACTGTAATATCAGCAGACCCGTTAAACGATACCCCATTAATATTTCTAGAAGTAGTTAGAGTAGCTGCACTGCCCGTTGTATTCTGATTAAATGTTGGGAATGTACAGTTAGTTAAATTACCGGAAGAAGGTGTACCAAGGGCTGGAGTAACTAATGTAGGTGATGTAGCAAATACTAATGCACCTGAACCTGTTTCATCACTAATTAAAGTAGCAAGTTGTAAGGAAGTGGTAGAGGCAAATTGCGATAAAGAATTTGCAGTGGTAGCAAAAGAACTAAGCTGCGCGTTTGTCGCATAACCAGAAAGAGCACTACTAGTAATATAGCCTAATTGAGAAACATTAGAATATACTCTAGCGTTAGAAAAATATAGATTAGAACCTTCCGGTACTACCCCAGTATTTAATGTACCGTAAGAAAGCGCCCATGCGTTGCCGTTATACGTCCAAGTTTTATCACTGAACGTATAAGTGGCATTTACATTCGGAGCGGAAGGAAAATTTAAAGCCATATTCTTTCAAAGAAAAATCAGGGAGGTTTTTACTCACTCCCTGATTATATTTATAACGTATTAAGGGTGCGTCTTTTTATAGGCTTCGAAATCAGCTTTCAATTCCTTAATGGCTTCAACCAAAACACCAATCACGTTGGTATACTTAATACCCATGTAACCGTCATCATCCGTAGTTACCACTTCAGGTAAAACTTCTTGAACTTCCTGAGCAATCATACCGATTGCAGAAGTGTTACTGTCTTTCCACGTGAAGGTAACGCCACGGAGTGCTTCAACTTTTTCTAAGGCTGAATTAACTGTCTTAATACTCTTCTTTAATCTCTTATCTGATGAAGAATTGTAGTCAGTAGATGTTAACAAACCAGTAGAAGGGTTAAAGGTTAGCTTGGTGCTTGATACCTTTGGTGCTGTATTACCTGATGTGCCCTGGGCAAGCATTGGGTAATAAGTAGCATTTGTAGTAGTATCATCAACAACAGTAGCAGTTGCAGCGGAAGCAGCACCGCCAGATGCATAACCTGAACTATTACCTGTACCACCATAAGTAGTAGCGATTACTGAACCCTGCCACGTACCAGTAGCAATAGTACCAACAGATGTCAAACTAGATGCTGTAACTCCAGAACCTAAGGTTGAGCCACTCAGTACGCTGGTACCATTAATCTCATATACCTTACCAGTCAATAGATTAATATCTTGACTAGATGTCCAAGCAGTAGTTGCATGCACATAGTTAAATGTAGCGCTTGCACCATCAACAGTAATACCAGCACCATCAGCAGCTGAGCTATCAGCAGCACCCTTAGCAACAGTAATATTCTTATCGGTAACTTCTAATGTTGAAGAAGATACAGTAGTTGTAGTACCGCTAACCGTTA